CCGAAACTAGATAGGAGTTCCGATGAGTAATACACTACACCAACGATTTTGGCCAAAGGTTAATAAGACCGAAACGTGCTGGCTTTGGACTGCAAGTACCAAAAATGGGTACGGGCAGATTAACGCAGGTGGCAAACATGGCAAACCACTTTACGCCCACCGAGTTGCCTACGAATTGGTTAATGGACCAATTCCCGAGGGCTTGCATTTAGATCACCTTTGCCGAGTGACCATTTGCGTTAATCCTGCTCACTTGGAGCCGGTGACTCGCAGAGAGAACATTCTTCGCGGCGAGAGCCCGATAGCAAAACAAGCTCGTAAGACCGAGTGCTTGCGAGGTCATCCCTTGAGCGGTGCAAACTTGTACACCGACCCAAAGGGAAAACGCTCTTGCAAGATTTGTCGGAACGAGGCCGTCAAGCGCCTATACCGCAGGCGTAAGGTTAATCAATAACCTGTTTGATACGCGGTTGAAACGCCGTTGATAGTGGTCGTTGCGATTGGGCTGTAGCCAGTCGAAGCGTCCGTAGCGTTGGCGTTTGCCGTAAATGATACTTCAACTTCGGTGTATTCCTTACCGCGGGTGCGCTTAACGTCTTGGAACTGAACGCTAGTCATGGTGACTGAGAACGAGTGTCCGGTGTCGTTAGGGTCGGTCATCGTGATTACAACAGCCTGAGGTGAGCGGGTCAAAGCGTAGGCGCTAGATCCAGTTGACCAGGTGTCGGCGTTGCTGTCGACTACTGCGGTGAACTTTCCGGTCACTTCAAGAGGTCCTGCGAAGTTGACGTGAGGAGCCTGAGTACCCATCGTGAAGATTGGGGCAGTCTTGCGAGCCAAGGTCAACTCACCAGTTGAGATGTAGGTGTAGGTGGTTCCGCCAACTGAGATGGTGGTGTCCCAAGCAGGAATCATGTGCTCAGTCGAAAGGCTCAAGCTCGTGAATGGGCTTGGGGCGCTGGTGGCTGAGGTGTAGGGGTTAGCGAAGAACTTGACTGTTGCTTCGGCTGCGGCTTCGGCTCCAAAGGTGATGCCAAGGCTGTCGGCCTGAGCGCCGGTCATGGTGAAGTAGTTCGCACCGTCAAAGTCCATGATGGTAAATGACTTGGGCTGTGAACCGTTAGTCGCGTTGTTGTACAACTTGATGACGTGGGTGTATGGCCCAGCACCGGAGATGGTGTCGTTGCCACCGAGGACCGAGGTCACTAACCAAGGGAATGTGTCAGCGTAGAGGAAAAATTTCGCATCGTATTCATCGTGACGGACACCTTGCACCTGGTCATAAACAACCGTTGGTGATCCACGCAAAGCCTCGTCGCGCAAGAACGTCTGCATTGGAGTCACCTGTGGCGAGAAGACAGGGATGTAGACCGGCGTACCGGCAGGGGTGGTTCCTCGGGTTGCCTCTTGGATGAGTCCGAGATAACTGTTGGCTACTAAAAAGGCCATTTAAGGCGCTCCTTTGGGTTGTGGGGGTTGGGTTAGGCGGTTGGGTTTGCGGGCTCTACAGGGGCTTCTGGGGCCTCTGGTGGGGTCTGTGCGGTCGTGGGGGCGGTGAAGCCACTCCAACGAGCGTCGGGTGCTTCGCTGATGTCGTAAGTCTCACCTGGTACGGCCTCGAGGCTTGCGCCGTCGATGTCGGAATAGATGAGAGTCTCGTCACCGTTGAATGTGAACTTAGCCATGATGCTCCTTATGAGTCGATTTCTTCCAGCACCATTACGCGGATGTTGGAATAGGTTTGGGTGAGTTGCGAACCTGCTTTGAGGTTGCGCGGGTAATACGAAGTGACCTCGATGTCGGGGCCGTTGCCTTGTGGGTGTGGACCCTCTCCCCATACAAAGACCACTCCAGGCGCACCGGCGTTTCGGTCTGCGCGGATGGCTGCGATGAGGCTGTCGAGAAAGGCTTCGTTCTGAGCTGCGGCATCTTCGGCCTGAGGCTCAACGGATCTAAAGTAGCAATCGAGGATAAACGAGTATTCCACGACCTTGCGACCATTGTGCGCTCCACCTAGAGCAATGCGGTTTTCGCGCTCGGTTTCAATCCATAAAAAGATGATGCAACCCGAGGTGTGGTTAGGGTCAGCACCGTTGTAGAACTCGCCCTCCAAAGTCAGTTTGGGTGGGAACGGCTTCACGCTCGTCAGGTACTCGATGTCGGCGTTCTCCAGGTAGGTAGTAATCGCCTGACGGACTGTGGCCCGAGACATTACGCACGACCCCAGACTTGGATGAAGTCATCGAGCAGGTCATAACCGGCTGCCTCGTCGTATGCCTGAGAGACGGTTGCCGAGGATGTTGCGACTGGCTCGCCGAGTTCGTTGATGACAAGTCCACCGGCTCCGCGCTCTTTGGCCATTGCCACGATGAAGTGAATGACCGCTTGCTTCACGGTAGAGGGCATGGTCGAGACGTTGGTGTCCGTGGTGTGGCTGTAGATCAACGGACTGACTGTGGGGATGGTGAGGCTAGTGCCGTCCCATGAGCTCGAGATGACGAACTGCTCGTCCTTGGCTCCGTCCCAAATTGTGACAGTCATGCCAGGGTAAAGGCCAACGGCTGAGTCCACGGTCAGCGAGGTGTCCCTTGCGGTAATCGCGGCTGAGGTGAATGTGTTGGCAAAGCCGTTGACGTAGGTGTACTGGCAGAACTGCATCTGACCTGCACCCCACGCGCCTCCGACCATGTTGAGTCCGCCAATAGAGGTGGCTTGGCTCAGGCCGTACTGGTTGGTGATGATGAACTGATAACGCTCAATCGAGGTGTTCGAGTCGTTGAGTGGAACGTTGTTCATGCCCGACCCTGGCGCATAGCCGAACTCGAAACTCTTCAGCTCGAGGATGGGCCAAAAGTAGGGCTGGATAACGAACTGCCCGAGGCGGTTGGCTGAGTAGCGACCGTTTTCGGTGTTGACCGTGGCGCAGAGTGTTCCCAAGGCTCCGAGGCAGTAGTTGTCAGCCTTGGCTGACGCCTTGACGATGAGGTCTTGGAGAGCGGCGGTCTGAGCGTTGAGGCTGGCGTTTGGAACAAGGTTGGTGAAGTCCACCGAAGCGGCTGTGGCCGAGTTAAGAACCTCAGTCACGCTGACGTAGGGGGAGATGATTCCCTCGGTCTTGATAAACGGTGCGACTACTCCTGGCATGACTTATTCCTCTGGCGTTAGATCTGTTGAACCGCACTTACCGCATTTGTCACGGAAGAGCGATGTGAAGTAGCACGAATTGCAGACGTAGCCTCTAGCGCCTCGAAACGTGGTTCCGGTGGCTGCGTAGTCGCCAGTCTTGACGAGTTTCTTACCCAATGCGTCGTCGACGTGGAACGTGCCGTCCTTGTCGCGCTTCTTGATTGGGCCGTCTTCTCCGAGTTGGATTTCTTGGAGACCTGGGTTTGAACCGAGGATTTTCATTTAATGCTCCCTTTGCGAAGTGGCGGGGAGCCGGTCAGGAGAAAGGGGAAACTCTGACCGGCTCAACCCGCGATGGCTAGTTATTCACTAGCGAGTGAGTCCTCTGTTTAGAGGATTCCGGTGATGATTCCGGACCACGCTGGAGCGTGGAACGCAAGCGTACCGTAGGTGTAGGTCGACAGGTCGTACGACATGCCAATCTGTGGCCACTCGATGACCATCTGGTCAACAACGTTGTTTGCCGTGACGGTCGTGCTTACGCCCGAGTCAGGGAAAGGCAACTGAGTGGAGTGGATGACTGCAACACCAGCAGGCATGAAGCGGTGGGCCATTACGTCCACGAGCTTTCCGGTGGCTTCGTTAGCGATAGCGCCAACTACTGAACCGATGCCTACGCCGTCAGCGCCGCTCTCCAACGTGAGGCGGTAGCCCTGAGTTGAAGCGTTGCTCTGAATGGTCTTGCTCAACTCGCGGCGAACTGCAGCCGTGGTCAAGATCCAGTCGGGGTCAGCCTGAACGCTGTTGAACAGCGAGACGAACGCGGTCTGGAAGTCTCCACCAGGCTCGGAGGTCGACAACGTGCCGTTAAGCGCGTTGATGTATCCCGAGTAGGTAGGGTTGGTCAACTCTGAAACAAAGCCGTCGTAGCCTGAGGTTCCGAGGGTGGTTCCGCCGAAAACGTTTCCGTTGGCAGAGCCGTTGTCGGCTGAGGTCGATGGCAAAGCGGTCACTACTGAGAAGATGGCTGGGCTTGCGCCTACAGCGTTAACAGGAGTGAAGCCCTTGTATGAAACTGAGCTGATGGTGACGTACACGTTGATTCCGATGCAACCAGCAGGAACGTTTGCCAAGGCCGAAACCTTGATTCCTTGACCGGCAACTGCGGTGACTGAACCGCTAGGCACGATGGCCTGTGATTCGCCAGCGGCGCTCTGGAATGTGATGTACTGAGCCGAAACTGAACCAGCGGGCAAGCCTGAACCAGAAACGGTTGCGTCAAGCGCGATGGTGGCAGTTGAGGTGCTAACAGGCAGAGCAGTCGAAACTGCGTTCAGCATGTTGTTCTCTTCACCGAGCATGTGTGACCAGATCGCGGCGGTGTGGCTCAACTGACGGAGGTCAGCGTAGCCCTTACCAGCGAACTCAGCCTGGAGGCTCACGGAGTCCGAGATACCCTGCTCAACGAAAGGCTTAACGATACGGTCAGCCGCGTATGAGATGAGGTTAGGACGGTTAAGAGTGACACCGTTGAATGACTGGGTGTTGGTGTTGGAGTTGAAGAATGTGTTCAGGTTGCCAACGCCGCCGGTGCGGGAGTTAGAAACACCGAGGATTCGACGGAATTCCAAAGCCTGACCAACTGCACCAACGCGGGCGATGCTGTTGCGAAGAATGAAAGTCTTCGGAACGAGCATTTCCAATGCTGGCTGGAGGTCGTAGGGAACCAAACCGATGTTGGTGTATGGAGCACCCGAAAGTGGGTTTGTAAGGGTCCATTCCTTGACGATGTCGGTTCCGGCGAGTGCAGACTCAACGGCGGCCAACTGGTCGGCGGATACGGACTTGCTGAGGTCGTCACGAAGACGTGCGCCAGCAGACTTGACGATTCCAACGCCGCGCTCAAATGAGGCTTCGCCTCGAGCTGCTTCTACACGGCCACGAGTCTGGCAAGCGGACAAAGCCGACTTGTAAGCCTCGAAGCGGTCTAGGCGCTGTTCCTTTGGCAGTCCGCCAAAGAGTTCGTCAATGGAGGGGGCAGTAATTGCCATGATTTTTCTCTCCTATGAGATGGGTAGTGGGTTTAGGGGTACTGCTAGTTCTTCGCGATTGCGTCTGCGTCTTGCTCTAACTTGAGAGCCTTTTCGACGTAGGCGTTGCGAAGTCCGGTGTCGATTACCTGCGAAGCGGTGCGACGGTAGCGATCCGCCTCTGCGCGCAGTTGGTCAACCTGGGCTGATTTGGTGGCTTGGTTCTGCGACATGCGCAGGCTTGGGCCACCTGGTACTGCCATCTCCTTGACTGCAGCGAGGTCGGCCTTTAGGAGTTCGAGCTCCTCTTTTGCCTCCGCCAGCGCGGTCTTGGTGGTGGTGTCGTCAAGGCCGAGTGCCTTTACGATTTCTGAACGCAACTCAGCGCGAACCTCTTCGGTTGCGTCGGCTGATGTTGCAGACTTGATGAGGTCGGCTGAAACGCCGAGTCCTAAGTAAGCCATAGTGTCGTCTTCCTTGTCGTCTTGGTCCCATCCGGTGAATGGGGCATCGGTTTCATTCTCGCTGGCTTCTGAGGTCCACCAGTCGAGGAAGATTTGTAGTGAGCAAAGTAGTTCACTCACGTCGCAAATCTCGTCTTCGCTTCCAGCGAGCATCTCGTCGAGCTCAGCCTTAATCAAAGCGATAAGTCCAGCGCGGACTGCCTTGAGGTCGGCTGGGTCGTGCATCATCTCGTCAGCCTTGGCGGTGTCGGCTTCTACAGCCTTGGTCCAAGCCTCGGGGATGAGAGCCTCTTTGCCGAGTGCCTTAGCGCGGGCAATGATGTGAGCCTTAACCTTGGCTGGGTCCTTGGCGCGTCCGAATGACTGGATGGCGTTCTTTAGATCTCCAACAGTCTTGATTGGGTATGAGCCGTCAGGCAGGGCGGTTCCAGCCTCGGCCATGTCCTTGCGCTCAGCGTCGGTGAACTCGCGCTTCTCGACCTCTGGCTCGTCGCTCTTGGGCTGGTCGGTAATGCCGGTGTCTTGGCGCAGGTTGGCTGCAGGGTGTGAGGGGTCTTCCTGGATGATGTCGATTGGGCTGTTCTCGGGGCGGAGTCCAGTTCCACCGCACATCTCGCAGGTGAGCCACTCGTTGTTGTTGGTGTGGACTTTGCCCTCGCCTGAGCAGTCGGTGCAAACGAGGTTTGCGTCCTCGTTGGTGCGACCCTCGGCGGCAGGAGCCTCGGTCATTACGGCTTCTTGCAGGATGTCGTCGGCCTTAGCGATTTCTGACATAACTAGTTCTCCATTTACTGATTTGGCGATTTCGATTCGCGCGTTGCTGTTGGCCGGTCTATCGACTAAAGAGATTTCCACGATTTGCCCGCCGGTGATTACTCCGTTGGGGGCTTCGTCTGATTTCATTACCTGTGCTTGCTTGATACCGATTGAGTAGCCCTTGAGGACACCCTTGCGGACCTTTGCTTGAGTGACTGGATCTACAACTTCAGATTTTAGCATCCACTTGTCGCCATCGGCGTTGAGCTCGATGCCTACACCGGCTGCGATGGACGAGTGCTGTTCGCGGACACTCGCACCAGTCTTGGACCATTGGGGCATGGCGGTCTTCAACCAGCCTGGGTCGCAAATCTGCTGGTCGAGGTCCAGCGTTGGGTCGGTGGCTAGACCGTAGACGTACAAAGAACCGTCTTCGGCTTCCTTGTAGGTCAGGTCTCCAATGCCAACGTAGGTAATTTCTTGGGCCATTTTGTTATTCTCCTGGTAAGGGTGAGATGGTGCAACGACAGTTCGGGTGTGAACTGTCGCTAGGTACGTCTGTGTCGTCAATCGGGTGCGGGTTCGCCGCTTCTGCGTCTAGGCAGATTTGGCAAGCGTCGTCATAAGCCAGCCAATACCAGTCGGTCAGACCGGCTTCGGTATAGGTGTCGAGAGCACCGGCGTTGTAGGCGGTGTTCGTCTCGGTGATGGCAATCATGTCGGCGCGGTAGGGGTCGGCTATGACTGCGTTGATTTGGTCGGCAATGTCCGAGGCACTAGATCCGTTAGCCACGCCGTCGACAATGGCGGTGCGGATTCGGGTCAGGCTGGTTTGTCCGATTCCCTTGGTGACTGCGTCGATGTTGAGCAGTCGGGATTGGAGTTGGTCGCCAATCTTGGTCAAAGGAATGCGCTGGACTTGAGCCGAGCCACCGATGTTGCCGAGTTGTCCGGCATCCTTAATCAGAGCCTCTAGAGCCTTTGCCATTGGCGCGGAATCGAGGGTGACGTTCTGAGCCACGGCCAAGTTAGTAGCCGACAGAATGGCGTCAGCGTTTCCTGCAACGTGGACCGAAGCCAAGGTTTGGTCGATGGCTTTCTTCACGCCCTTAACGCCAGCGCCGAGAGCTGAAAAAATTGCAGCGTGGTGCTTCTTTTCATTCTTTACGCGGGCCTCGTAGCCAGGTAGGTCTTCGGCCTTGCGCTTAGTAAGCGAATGTCCTTTTGGGGTATCGCTTATCTCTGCTTTCCCTGAGTGGAAGTCGACAACTTGAGCCTTTAGGACTGCGGCCTCTTCGGGGGTGTGGAAAACGAACTCAAACTCACGGCCTCGGGGCTTGCGGGAAAAGACCTTGTAAGCCTTTGCCTCTGCAGCCTTTTGTCCGAGAACGTCGGTCATCTCTTTGGCCGTCTGGTTCTGTGGCGCTACACCAGTTTGGTCCGCTTGGCCTTTACCGTTATCTTTTTGTGGGACTTCTTCACCGACTTGTGGGCGTGGGCTTTCTTGGCCTTGTGGGTTCGCTTCATTGTGCTGTCCAATCGTTTCGCCAGCGGTGTCGACGGCGAGTTGTCCTTTGAGGAATACTGGGCCTTGCGGGGTCAAGATGAATGGCTCGTCCGCTTCGGGCATGTCGTAAAGGGGCTGACCAAGTTCGCCACGAACGTCGTTCAGGGTCATGGTTCCGCTCGATAGCGAGACCTGGAACGCTTTGGCTTGAGTCTCTTCGTTCATTGCCGAGGTGTCGTAGTTCAGGTTGAACGTGAGGTTGGTGTCCATTCCGAGGTAGCGACGGCAAAGTGAGTTGATGCACTCAACGATGTAGTTCTCCATTGGGCGAGTCGAGACGGTCTCTGCGGACTGCTCTTCTCCCTCTTGCTGGCCCTTTCCGCCACCGAGTCCTGCGCGGGCAATGACTCCGAGTTGGCTGGGCTGAACGCCGAAGATGCTGGCAATGCGCTTGATGATGAACTCGTCATACTCAGGCTTGTAGCGTTCGGACATGCTCGGGGCCACGATGGGGTCGAAGCCCTTAGGCAGAACCTTGACCTTGTGGCGCTCTTCGCTAGATCCGACGAGCTTGTCGTTAAACACGCGCTCGAACTCAGCCAACTTGAGGTGGTTCAGTTCGGTTGAGTCGGTCTTCATAAAGGTCATTGGCATAGTGCCAGCCTGGAAGTCCTCAATCATCCAACGCTGACGCTCTAGGTAGAGGGTCGCTGCAGGGATTGCTTGTTCGACTGCCGAGAATCCGTAGACCGAGTAGGTGCGACGGTTCTGGATGAAGTATGAGAGTTGGTCGGTCTTGTAGGCAACGTCGTTGTTGACGCCGGTGTAGTAGTTGCCGTTAACGTCTGAGTCGGGTGAGGCTGTGAACTCACCGCGAGGGAATCCCCAGAGAATCTGCTGATAGGCGGGGGCTGGTGGGCGTGGGGTGTCTCCACGGTCATCCAACAGAATCTTGATAGTCGAGGGGTCGATGATGTCAAAGCCAATGACCTTGCCACCGAGGTTGTACTTGGGGTACACGCACCAGCCGTCAAAGGTGAGAACGTTCCAGGCTGATTCGCTAATCCATTGGTTCCAGCCCTTGTCGGACTGTGGGTAGGGGTTGCGCCAAAAGGCTGTGAGCTCGTCAATCTTGTCGCCGAAACGCTCACGACCAATCTTTGCCGCCTTAGCGTGGCTGACGTTTTCCTCGGTCATGATGCGCTGGATAGCGTCAGGTGACAGGGTGAACGACCACTCCATCTTGGAGATGTCAGCGGTGCGAATGGTGATGGCGCGAGAGATGATGTCGCATTGCTCAGCGAGCGAGCGCAGGACTGACCATGGCACTTCTTGCTGGGTCAGGTTTAAGTTGTAGGCAACCTGGTACTGAAACTTCCGTGGCTCGGCGCGACCTGTGAGCTCAGAGACAGGGTCAATCGGGCTTGGCAGGAGTGGCGCGGCTGGCCCGAGCATAGATCCGAAAGCATCACCTGGGCGGGGCAGAGCAACGGCCTCCCAACCTGACTGCTGGGCTAGGCCCTGTCCGCCAACTGGCTGAGCGGGAACGACGTTGGCATAGCCCGCTTGGTTGTACATGGGAGTTCCCATGAGGCTTTGCGCAGCCTTTTCAACCGCTTGGGTGATGTACTTTTCAATGTCGGCGTTGCGGTCTTTGCGACTAAAGAGTGCCATGAGTCCTTAAACGGTAGGAAAGCCGATAGAGGCTTCGTTGATGATAGTCGGCGTGGTGTCGCTCAAAGGTTGGACCTGAGCGAATGCGGCGGATGTTCCACCTGGCAAGCCGTTGATGTTCATGCCACAGTTGCGACAGTTAGGCGCATCGTAGGCAACAGGGAATCCGCACTTCGAGCAAGCCGGTGCGAGTGAGTCAAAGAATCGGTCAGCGTCAGAGCCGTAGGTGAGTCCGAGCTCGACGATGGCGTGGACTAGAGCGTCTAGTCGGTCCGGAGACTTCATGCCGAGGTCTGGGACCCAAGTGGTCATTTCCTCTTCCAGTTCCTTAAACTCGCCAATGTGGGAAACACGACCCTGTTCGTACAACGCGGACACAGGCTCGGCTCGGAGTTTCTTTCCAACGCGCGCTGTAATGCCGGTGTAAGCGACATTGCGGTCGATGGCTCGGAGGGTTGCTTCGATGAAGTCTCCGCCTTGGTTCTTTTCAGCCACGACACGGTCTGCTCCGAACTCTTGGTAAGTGTTGATAACTCGTTGAGCCCAGCCCGAGGGGGTGTCTCTGCACGATCTATCAGCGAGCACGTATGCCCTGCCGAGTGCGTCTTTGCCGACTACGACTATTCCGGTGAGGTCTGAATCCTCTCCGCTGGTCACGGCTGGGTCTACGGCCACGACTACTCTCACCAGTTCAGGTGCAGAGTTGAGTCGGGTCTTGTCAATTAAGTCAAGTGTAAAAAGAGCTCCGGCAACGTCGTCGAGGACTTCACCTAGAACTTCTTGCCGACCAATTCGAGTTCCCTCGTATCTAGCCCTAATTTCACGAAGAAACGCGGGGGATAGATTGGCGGCGTTGTCATACGTTGAGCCTCTCGTGATGACTATTGAACCGTCTGTGCGGTTGATGAACTCCTTGATGAGTTTCGTCGGGCGAGGCGTCGTCGTAATAACGGCTTGTGGGTGCGAGCCAATTCGCAGGGCTGGGACTAATCCCTCAATCCAAGTCTCTTCGTACTTGAAAGAGGCAAACTCATCCGCCCAAAGATAAGACAAGTTCAAGCCTCTGGACCGGTCGGGTTCATCGGCTGAAATCATGTGAATCTTAGATCCGTTGGTCAGGTTGATTTGACCGTTGGCTCGGTTGTAGAACTTGAGCGTTCCCTCGGGTAAGGCTTTTAAGATTCCCGATGGTCCCTCAACGCAGGTGCGTCTCACGTCAGAATAGGTAGGCGCAACTACTGCGCATTCAATGTTTGGTTCAGCCAGGGCTTTTTCTACCAGCCAGCCGCTTCCACAGAAACTCTTGCCAAATCCACGGCCACTCAAAATCAGCCAAATGAACCAATCGCCATCAGGCGGTAGTTGGTTCTCTCTAGCCATAGTGCGGTATCGAGAGTGTTTGATTCGTTCTTTTAGTTCGGCTTCTTTAGCCTTAGTCTCTTCGAGCTGCAGTCGCTCAAGCGCCTTGAGTTCCGCCAGCCTCTGCTTCAATAGCATCGAGTTCATCTATTTCCCCTAGTTGGGCCTCAAGCCGTCGAATCTCCGCTTGGACTGAATCCAGCGTTATGACCTCATGTTTGGTCGGGGCATTTAGGCCGAGTAATTTGGCTCTGCGGTCTGCCACTTTGAGCAGTCCGTCGATTGCTTTCATGACCGGCGAATCGTCCTCGACTGGTACTCCGTCTAGGGTGACTACCTTGCCTGAGGCTCCAAAGGCTACGTGCTCTTTGGTCATTATCTCGTAGAGTTTGCGCTCCAAAAAGTCGAGTTTCTCGATCTCTAAACGCACTACCTCTTCGGCTCCCTCTTTGGGGATGTCGGCGATGGCTCGTTGAACCATGGCAAAGGCTGCTTGGCGGGTGACTCCGAAGTGGTCGCCAATCGACTGATAAGTCATGGCCCGAGAGCGCATAGTTGCGGCTTCTTGGTCTTTAGCGATTTGCTCGGGGGTGCGATACCAGGTCATGTTTTAGGTCCAGTCGTTGGAAACAGAAAGGACACAATACCCTAAAGATAGTAGCAGATGGATACAACAGAACTACTTGGCACGATTGAGTTTCGCTTCGCAGTTCTTTTGCGCGAGCTCTTTGGTTGCGCCGTATCCAACTGTGCCAGTCGGTAGGTGCGTGGCTCGCCAATGTGCGTAGCCCTCGTAGTAGCGGATAAAGAAGTCGCTCATAGTGCCTCCGAGGAAAGAGCTGCAACTAGGAATTGACCATTGACCGAACAAATGTAGTGAGGATAGGGAATTGGTCCCTTGACTGCGTTTCTACCCAAACATTCTTTGTTGCAAAAATACATCAGATTTGAGTGTTGTTTAGCCTTGTAAAGCAGTCTGTCACAGTCTGAGCAATTAACCTCGATCATAGGCTCACAATCCTAAACGGTCCGCGTACGGTGGGGACATGAGCCTCGGCTGCTTCGAGGGCTTGCATGAGTGCGCTCTCGTCATCGTGGCAGACAAAGAGGCTTCCTAGGGCTACTGGCGCACCTGATCCGATTGCACCGTAGGCCACGCCCTCTTGCTCCAGGACACAGACCGCAGCGAGTTCGTCATCCACCTCGTAGATTTTGCCGTCCTCAATGAAGAGGAATGAGTAGTCCTTGGCCTCGGTCTGAAAGTTGTCGAGCAGTTGGCGCATGGTCGGCATGTGAGCCTTGCTAGCCAAATCGAACATTTGTTCGCCCGCTTTCCAAGAGCCAGCAAAGCCGATGAGCAAGTCACCGAAGCGCCCGACCTTGGGAGTGGCAGATAGAGACGCTAGAGACTCGTCAGCCGCCA